AGTCAAATGGCACAAATTTAACTCCAGAGCGAATTACAAAGTTATTAGAGTCATGGAAAATATCAAGATCAACAAGATCAACTGCATTCTTAAATGCCGATGTTGAATTACAGGCTTTAGGATTTGATCCGGCTAAATTACAATTAAATGAAGCTCGTCAATACCTTGCTTTAGAAATTGCAAGAGCATCTGGTATCCCTGCATCATTCGTATCTGCTGAAACTACCAGTATGACTTATTCAAACATGACAGCCGAAAGAAAAGCACTTATTGACTTTTCATTACGACCAATCCTTACTGCAATTGAGCAAAGATTATCCCAAGCCGATTTCTGCCCTAACGGAATTGAAACTCGATTTGATATTGATGATTTCTTGCGTGGCTCAGCATTAGAGCGAGCGCAAGTCTATGAAATCCTAAACCGCATTGGCGCGATGAGCGTTGAGCAAATCCAAGAGGAGGAGGACTTAATCCGATGAAGATTAATTTCCCAATAACACTAACCGCAGCCGATTCAAAAAAGCGAACCATAACAGGCAAGATCGTTGCTTGGAATGAATTAGGCATGACCAGCGCTGGAGCAACAGTATTTGAAAAAGATTCAATTGATTTCTCAAAGCCAGTTAAATTATTACTTGAGCATGATCGCACTCGACCAATCGGTAAATTAATGGATATTACAGCTGATGAGAATGGCATTGAAGCCACATTCAAAGTTGCAGCAACAATCGCTGGCGATGACTCATTACTAGAAGCTGCCGAAGGTTTAAGAGATGGATTTTCAGTTGGTGTAAAAATCAACGAATGGAAAAATGAGGAAGGCGTGTTACGCATCAAGTCGAGTTCCTTGCAAGAGGTATCACTTGTCACCGAACCGGCCATTGACTCAGCTCGCGTTTCAGAAATAGCAGCGAGCACAACAACAGAGGATTCCGAAGCAGCCGCTGAGGATACAACAACAGAGGAGAACAAAGTGTCAGAGATTAATTCTGAAGCTCCTATCGCGACCGAAGCGGTAGAAGCGGCACAAGCTCCAGTTGTAACTGCTCAATACATGGCATACACAAAGCCACGCGTTGACACAAATGTTACTGCTGGACAATATGTAAACGCACAAATTCGTGCAATCCAAGGCGATACAGATGCACGCGACCTAGTTGCTGCATTACAAATTGCAACAGTTTCAGAAAATACAGGAACTGTTCCACCAAATTACTTACGCGATCTAATTGGTATAATTGATTCAAGCCGACCATTTATTGATTCAATTGAGCGCGCTCCACTACCAGCAACAGGAATGAAAATTTTTACTCCTAAGTTGGGAACACAAGCAACAGTTGCATTAACTACTGAAGGTTCAGAATATAGCTCAACAGATACAACTGTTACATTTCAGGAAGATAATGTGGTCAAATTTGCTGGCGCTGGGGTAATAAATCAAGAGCTCGCTGATAGATCTGACCCTGCATTTATAGATCTTTATTTAAGAGAGTTAGCTGGATCTTACGCACAAAAGACAGATGCTTATGCAGCACAAATTGCATCAGAAGCAGCAGCAGGATCATCAGGCGCAACAATCTATGCAGCAATCGCTGATGGAATTGCAGATTCTTATGGCCAAATGCGCTTCACACCAAATCGTCTATTAGTTGCACCTTCAGGTGGAACAAATGGAATTGATTTCGCTGGACTATTAGGTGCAGTTGCAGATGGTCGTCCACTATTCGCAGCAGCAAATCCTCAGAATGCCAATGGTTTAATTACTCAGGGCAGTACAAATGGTACAGTTGCTGGATTAGATCTAGTTGTAGATCCTAACTACACAGGTGACAATGCAAATGCTAAGCACGCATTGATTTACCCATCACAAGCTATGAGATTCCATGAGAGTGGAACTCTAGAAATCCGCGCCAATGTCGTAGCAAACGGACGCATTGAGATCGGTATTTATGGTTATGTTGCAGTAGTTAATCGCTACCCAGCAGCATTCCGTAAGTTATCAGTAGCTTAATTTAATTGAGTGCCTAGGGTTGCTCCCGATCCTAGGCATCCATTAAGGGAGTAAGGAGATGACATGCCAAGTATAATTACAGCCACCGAGTTGCGATCTGTGCTTGGTGTGTCGTCTGCTTTATATAATGACACATATCTAGATGGCATAATAGACACTAGCGAAAACACTATTTTGCCAATGTTAGTTACATTTAAGAGCGCAGTTCAAAAAACAGTTTTACAAGATAATGTTGCCACATTTACAACTGTTGGCGTGCATGAATTTACCGAAGGCCAATCGGTAGTTATTGCTGGTTGCTTGAGTCCATATAACGGAACTCGCACAGTATTAGCAGATAATCTTGGCGACTATACTTTTTCAGCTAATATCACAAACGCAGATGTAGTTGAGGCAAATGTCATTCCAAGCGGAAGTGCCACATTAACAGGCGCATCAACTTATGTTGGAAATCAATCAGTTAAATCAGCAGTACTTGTCATTTCAGTTGAAGTATTTCAATCAAGAGTTGCAGCAGGTGGACAAATAGAAGGAGTTGACTTTACAGCGACACCTTACAGAATGGGTCGCAGTTTATACTCACGCGTAATTGGAATTCTCGGGCCTTATGTAGATGTTGAAGGTATCTGTCAATAATGCCTAACCAAACAATCCTTGAACAGGTTCGCACACCTTTAGCAACTGCATTATCTAGCGTTGCCGGTAATGTTTATTCATTTGTGCCTGAAACAGTAATCCCGCCAGCTGTGGTAGTTGTACCTGATTCACCATACCTAGAATTTGAAACAATTAATAAATCTAACATTCGTGCAAAGATCAACATGACCATCACAGTTGCAGTTGCATATAACAGCAATCCAGCATCACTCGACAATATCGAGCAATTGCTTATTAGTGTTCTGGCAGTCATTCCGGCAGGATATATTGTCAGCTCGGTCGAAAGACCAACCGTCACACAAGTTGGAGCAAGTACTCTGCTAATCGCAGATGTTCGAGTTTCTACCTACTACACAAGAACCGTCTAAGGAGTAATCATGGCAACCGTAGTAATTACCGGTCGTGATATTTCGCTGTCTTTCTCAGGTGGAACAGACATCGAAGCACAAGCGACTAATGCAGTACTAACAAAAGTCAATGAGCGTCAGGTGTATCAAACACTTGATGGCGAGGCTTACAAGACCACCAATATCTCTGGCACATTTCAATTGGATATGCTGGCAGATTGGGGCAAGGCAAACTCAGTATGTGAGGCACTATGGACAGCAGCCGAAACTGCTCCTGATACCGATATTTCAATCACACTTACAGCTGCAACCGGGGCACAATTTGTGTTTCCAGTAAAGCCAGAGTTTCCAACAGCTGGTGGATCAGGAATTGATGCACAGGAAGTTTCATTCACCTTTACAGTTTCAAAGGGTGAAGTAACCGAAACATTTAGTTAAGAAATAGAAACGGGAGCAAAAAATGAAGTTACCAATTACAATTGAATATAACTCAGGCGAGCAAGCCACTTATGTAGCCCAACCGCCTGAGTGGGCAAAATGGGAAAAGACAACTGGCAACACCATAAGTCAAGCGAAAGAAAAACTTGGCATGTGGGATTTAATGTTTTTAGCATACAACGCTCAGAAGCGCGAAGCTGCTGGAAAGCCAGTTAAACCATTTGAGGCTTGGATGGAAACAGTCAGCGATGTAATAGTCGGTGATGCAAACCCAAAAGTCATCCAGCAGGAAGCCTAAACAGATTATTGGTTGAGTTGGCATTAGCCACACAAATTCCAATGAGCGAATGGGTTGATTCAGACGACATTTTAACAGCTATCGAAGTATTGGAGCAGAGGTATGGCAAGTGAAACAATCGCCTACAATAAAAAAGACCTGCGCGATATTTACAAGGCTTTTAAACTTATGGATGACCAAGCTACTGACGAAGCACGCCGTCAATCTGCTGCTCTGGCGTATTTTGCATCTGAAGAAATTAAACAAGCAGCTGGACAAAGAACAAAGGCTGGCAAAGTTGCGCAGAGAGTCGCGGATGGCGTTAGCATCTCTAAGTCAAG